ATAATTCAAGGAGGTACATCAGCAGGTAAGACGTTCGGAATCTTGCCTGTACTTATAGACCAGTGTACACGTCAAGCAGGATTAGAAGTATCAGTAGTTGCTGAATCCATTCCTCACTTACGAAGAGGTGCATTAAAAGACTTCGTGAAAATCATGCGATGGACAGGAAGATACATTGATGACAGATTCAATAAATCACTCCTAAGATACGAATTTGGTAATGGAAGTGTAATAGAGTTCTTCTCAGCAGATGACGCATCTAAGTTAAGAGGAGCAAGAAGAGATATCCTTTACATCAATGAGTGCAACAACGTAACATTTGAATCTTACAACGAGCTTTCTATTCGTACAAAGAAAGAGGTGTTTCTTGACTTTAATCCGGCAAATGAGTTTTGGGTACACAAGGAACTAAAAGACGAACCTGATTCAGATTTTATTATATTAACCTACAAAGACAACGAAGCATTGGATGAATCAATCGTATCTCAAATAGAAAAGAATCGTGAGAAAGCAGCTACAAGTTCTTATTGGGCAAATTGGTGGAGAGTGTACGGACTTGGAGAGATAGGAAGTCTTGAGGGTGTAATCTTTGACAACTGGAAAACAATTGATAAGATACCTGCTGAAGCTAAGTTGATTGGAATCGGACTTGACTTTGGATATACGAATGACCCTACATCAGCAATAGAAATCTACAACTACAACGGACAAAGAATAATAAACGAGCTATGCTATTGTACAGGAATGGTAAACTCAGACATTGCAAATCTGCTCCCAAATAGTGTAACAATTTATGCGGATTCATCAGAACCTAAATCAATAGAAGAAATCAGGCGTTTCGGAAAGATGATTAAAGGAGTAACAAAAGGAGTAGACTCAATTAGATTCGGGATTGACATCATGCAAAGACAAGAATACTTAGTAACTTCGCAAAGTCAAAACTTAATCAAAGAGCTAAGAAGCTATTGTTGGGATGTAGCGAAAGACGGAACGAGAAGAAACGTTCCTATAGACCATTTTAACCATGCTATAGATGCTTTAAGATATCATGAGATGGAAACACTAGGGCTAAAAAAGAACTATGGACAATACAACATCAGATGATTTACCAATGATGAAAAGAGTAGTTGAGGACTACATCTATCAGCGTACAGGAAAACGAATCAGAATAGTATTCGATGATGTCATGATGATACGTAGACACTTTCAAATGCTTACTGCAGCGTTCGATATTATCCAAGTACAACAAAACAAGAATAAATAAGTTTATATATTATGAAGTTTGAAATCAACGTACCTTCTTCCCTAAGTGAAATTCCACTTAAACACTACCAAGAATTCCTAAAAGTTCAGGCAGATTCCAACGATGAGGAATTTGTCGCTCAGAAGATGGTAGAAATCTTTTGTGGTATTCCATTGAAAGACGTAGTTAAAATGAAGCTAACGAGCTTAAATGAGCTAATAGCACACTTCAGTAAGTTATTTGCAGAGAAACCTGTGTTTCAACGCACGTTCAAAATCTCAGCAGAGGAAGGACAAATAGAATTTGGATTCATTCCAGAGTTAGAAGAGATTAGTTTTGGTGAATACGTGGATTTAGAATCTCACTTGCAAAGTTGGGACACATATCATAAAGCAATGGCAGTCATGTACAGACCTATTGTGAAAACACGAAAAGATAAATACGACATTTTACCATACGAACCAAACAAAGACTTCCAAGAGTTAATGCGATTTGCTCCACTTGATGTAGTAATAGCATCTTCTCTTTTTTTTTGGACTTTAGGAAACGAGTTAGTTCAGGCTACCCTGATTTATTTGGAGAAAGAGATGAAGAAGAACAAGACATTAGCAACGACTTTTCAGAAACAACTCAATTTGCAAAACGATGGGGATGGTATCAGTCAGTTTATGCACTCGCTAAAGGAGACATTACAAAGTTCGACGATGTCACCAAATACAAACTTACTAAATGTCTCACCTATCTCACCTTCGAGAAACAAAAAAACGGAATTGAACAACGACAATTTGAAAGAAACTTAAAAAAATGACAGGATTTTACGACTTACTTAATAAACTAAAGGTTTACTTTAATGCAGACCCGATAGTAAATAGTGTTACACAGGGAGACATCTTTCAAGTTGACTTGAACAAACAAACTATCTTTCCACTTACTCACTTAATGGTGAATAGTTCTACATTAGGAGATAACACAATTAGCTTTAATGTATCAATTATTGCAATGGATATAGTTGATATTTCTAAATCAGAGGTAACAGATATCTTTGAGGAAAACAATAATGAACTAGATGTATTAAATGCTCAATTTACTATGTTAAATCGTGCGTATCAACAGATGCTTCATGGTACATTATGGGATGATAAATATGTTATTGAATCAGACCCTACATTAGAACCATTCACAGAAAGATTTGAGAACTTACTTGCAGGATGGACAATGACATTAGATATAGTAGTTCCAAACGAAATGACTATCTGCTAATGGCTATTAATATAAATCTTCCTAGCGTTACACAGAGCTATACTAATTTAGCTTCGTTTCCTTCAACTGGCAACGTTGCTATTTTGTACAAGGCATTAAACAATAACAAACTTTACACTTGGGATGGAACTAAATACAACGAGGTAGATAAAAGATTTGCATCTTCTTGGGGTAGCATATCAGCAGCACCAACAACAACGTCTGTAACAAAAGACGAAGTAGGATTAGGAAACGTAGATAATACTGCAGACTTAGATAAACCTATTTCAACTGCAACACAAACTGCTTTAAATTTAAAAGTAGATAAGGTAGCAGGAAAAGGACTAAGCACAAACGACTACACTAACACGGAGAAAACAAAACTTACAGGAATAGCAGATGGTGCTGAAGTAAATGTTAATGCAGATTGGAACGCTACAAGCGGAGATGCTCAGATTCTAAACAAACCAACTATTCCAAGCACGGCAGGATTAGCAACAACTACTTATGTAGATACACAAGACGCAACTAAGCAAGCAACACTAGTTTCAGGAACTAATATTAAAACAATAAACGGAAGTTCTGTTTTAGGGAGTGGAGATTTAGTTGTAAGTGGTGGTGGAAGTGGTTTACAAGGAGCACAAATTCAATTCAATAATAATGGAGGAAACCCAACTATATTTGGTTTTAATGCAGCTTTAATTGCTTCAAATACAGGTACAGCTGTTCCTACATCAGGAAGATTAGATGTTTACCCTGTCACACCAAATAGAACATTAACCAATGTTTCTTTAACAATAAACGTTGCAACACTAGGGGTAGGCTCATTAGCAAGGATTGTTGTTTATTCAAATTCAAATAGTTTCCCGACAACTAAACTATATGAATCAACAGATATAGATTGTTCTACTATAGGTGATAAAACAGTTTTAAGTGGGTTAACATTTACGGCAGGCACAACATATTGGCTTGGGTTTTATTCAAATGGAATTGCGACATTTAGGACAATTTCAGTAGGTGCTATGTTACCTATATTTTGGTCTAGTTTATCAACAGCAGTAGTTGGTTGGTCAAGAATCAACACTACTTTGGGAACTGCACCAACTACATTTAATTATAATACTTATACGTCAACTAACGTAGTAAACATTTTAATAAGACAAGTATAATGCCGCAAATAAGACATGAAATATACGACGAAAACGGGCTTGTTAGGGTTGAATTCCTAGAAATATACGAACCTACACAAGAACAAATAATTGCTGAAAAGGAAGCTGAATTACTAGCTATGTACAATGAACTTAAAGCACTAAAAGGAGAATGAATCAATCTGAATTACAGGTAGAGTTAAACAAATTTAGAGACTATGTAATTAGTCAAGCTAAAGCAAATCTTACACGTCAACGAAAGAACACGTCTAAGAGCTTATATAACTCAATCAAGGGTAATGTCAAAGCCATGCCTAATTCATTCAGCATGGACTTCACAATGGAAGAGTACGGATTCTACCAAGACAAAGGAGTTAGCGGAGTAAAGAAAAAGTACAACACGGATTACAAGTACACTAACAAGATGCCACCTGCAAAAGCATTTGATAAGTGGGTAGTAAAAAAAGGACTTGCTCCACGAGATAAAGGTAAATTTGCTAATCGTAAATCTTTGTCTTTTGCAATTGCTCGTTCTGTATATATAAACGGAATCAAACCTAGTCTATTCTTTACCAAACCATTTGAGAAAGCATATAAACGTTTACCTCAAGACTTAGTAGAAGCATTTGGATTAGATGCAATAAAATTATTTAACACAACAACATTTCCTAAACAAATAAAATAGATGGCAATTTTCGCACGTTCACCTTATATCGTAACAATCAATGAGACTTCTCAGATTGAAACTAAACTTGAAGTATTCCTTTGGAATGGTAATACTACTCCAATGCCTTCTTCACCTGCTTACACGTTAAGCAAGAAGATACCTTCATCAAGTTCACCTGCTACTTATTACGACATAGCACCATATATCAGAGAATTTATAAGTCATCAAACACTACAGAACATCACAACTGGAAACGCAGTTAATCCCGCTGCTCAATGGTGTTGGGTAGGATTGAAACTTTATAAAAAAGTAAGTTCTATTTTTATTCAGGTAGGTTCTACTCAAACGCATAGAGCATACGAAGGATTTACATATTATAATGAAGGTTACAATTACGACTTAGGACGTGTTCATTTAGCACAAGGAACTTACAATTACTATCTAGATGGTTCAGGTAGTATAGGGCATATCACAATAGAAAACATTGTTGGAGATTCTATCAAGTGGACAAACTTAGTAACAGGTGCATCAAACACTACAGGAATGGGAACTGCAAATGTACAAGACTTCCCAAGAGTATTTGCATCGTATTTGAATCAAGGAAACAGAGTAGAAATAATTAACGGAGGTAGTACAGTTTGGGCAGCAATATTCCAACCTAAAACAGAATGTAAATACACACCTGTAAGATGTGATTTCGTGAATCGTTACGGAGCATGGCAGACTGAATGGTTCTTTAAGGCATCTAACACTTCTATAAACATGGAAAACACGGAGTATAACTTAATGCAATCCACTTATCCTAATTACTCTATTCAAGAAGGACAACGCAAGATGTTTAATACAAACATGAAGCAACAGATTAGAGTTAATACAGATTGGGTAAATCAAAACTACTCAGATGTAATTAAGGAGCTGATGGCAAGTGAAAGAATCTTACTAGACAAATCTCCAGTAAAGATAAACACGAAATCAACTGAGTTATTCAAGAGCATCAATACTCACATGATTAATTATCAATTAGAATTTGAATACGCTTACGATTTAATTAACTCTGTAATCTAATGAATAGAAAAGTACAAGTATATATCGAAGGACAAAGAATCGAACTATTCAATGATGAGCAGATTCAGGTAACATCAACACAGCAGAATGTAGCTGATATCTCAAAGACTTACACAGACTTCTCACAGAGCTTTACAATTCCTGCTTCACCTTATAACAATGCAATCGTTCAACACTTTTATCAGAGTGATGTAAACGCAACTATAGACCATAACCTACGCAGAAACGCTTTCATTGAAATTGACTTAACTTTCTTCAGACGTGGAAAGATTCAGATTGAAAAATCACAACTAAAAAACGGACAAGTAGAAAGCTACACACTTACTTTTTATGGGGATGGAAAGACGTTACTAGATTACTTTGGTGAAGATATGTTATCTGATTTAGATTACACTCCTAACAACCATGAGTACACAGGTGCAGAGGTAAAAGCAAGAATAGAAGATGACACAAACTCTTATGATGTTAAATACCCTTTGATAAGTTCTAAACGAGTTTGGACGTATCAAGGCGTTGCACCTACAAGTATCACTCCTGCTTATTACACAATTCCAACGAGTAGTTCTAATGACATTCACCAAACATCAGGACACATTCACTACAACGAGTTATTTCCTGCATTACGAGTATTTGAAATCTTCAAAAGAATTTCATCTAAATACGGGGTAACATTTTTTGGAAACTTTCTAGATGATGAGAGATTTACTAAACTTTTCTTATTGTATAAAAACAAGAATGAGAATAACTTTTACACGGAAGCAAAAGATATCACATTTGATACAATAACAACTTCTCCAAATGATGCTACTAATTCAATTAGCTTAACGAATAATTCAATCAGAGTTCAACATCAAACAGATGCAATATCTCATGTCATTACATTAAATGTTACAAGTTTAACATCAGGAGTAACGTATTTTGTAGATGTATATCAAAACGGAAACTTATATCAAAATTTAATATTTATAAGCACAGGTAACTTACAATCAATTGCTTTATATGATGCGTTTGGATTAGATGATACTTATACTTTTAAAGTGCGTTCTAATGCAGCAGGTTCTTGTGATTTTACAATTACATATACAATCAGTTATGTTTCATCTCCTTCTATTGCAGTTCAAATTGGAATAGTTAATACTAATGCAGTTACACTTCCAGCTTTCACAGACCTAGCGTCATTAGCTCCTGTGATGAAGATTAGCGACTTCTTTAGTGGAATCTGTAAAATGTTCAACATGACTTGTTACTCAATTGCTCAAAATGATTACCAACTTGAGCCATTGGATGATTGGTACTCACAAGGAGCTATAGTTGACATATCTAAATACACAGATGTAAATTCAATTGATGTAGACAGAATGAAACTTTACAAGAAAATCACAATGAAGTTTCAAGATTCAGAGTGCTTTCTTAATAAGCAATTTAGTCAATTATTTAACAGGCAGTACGGAAACACGACTTATCAATATAACTATGATGGAGATGAGTTTACTTTAGATGTACCTTTTGAGAATCTTTTACAGACTAAATTCACAGGAAGCAATCTTCAAGTAGGTTATGCACTCAACAATGAGTTTGCTCCATACGTTCCTAAACCTGTACTTCTTTATCAATACGACAACTTGGATGCTGACTTTAAATTTAACAATGGAACGTCAACTTCTACAATAACAAACTACACTCCATTCGGTCAAGACTTATACACAAACTTAACAGATTACACATTAAACTTTGCACCTGATATTTCTACAATATTGAATGTTCCAGTACAACAAACTTTGTTTGGAACTTACTATTTCTCTTACTTATACAACCTTTACAACTTAAAGCAGAGATTGATTAGCGTAAAAACTATTTTACCTATTTCACTTTTGACAGGACTACAATTAAACGATAGATTAGTTATTAGAGATAAGAGATACATTATAAACTCCATGCAATCTAACTTAACTACAGGTGAAGTAAACTTCCAATTGATACTTGATTTTAGACCAATGGTTAATTCTACTCAGATTCCAAATGTAGGAGTTGCAGGAGGAGATGTTCAATTGTCTATTGATTTTGTAAACAACGCTGCAAGTGCATTGATTACTTCTTCAAATGCGGATGTAACTATAACACCTGATGAAATAACGGATAGTCAAATTGTAACAGTTAATTTACCTAGTGGAACTGTAGGAACAATTTACCCTATAGACATTGAGTTTACATTAAACGATGGAAGCATAGAAAACCAAACAATTAATATACTACAGAAATGATAAAGAACATTATTGCCATGCTTACGATAGATAATTTCTACGGAGTATCAGAGAACATAGACATCGCAAAAGGAAAGTACGCTTACACGAAATCTTTCCGTAAAATGACAAGACAAGAACGAAGAAAACACGCATTAAACGCAAGAAAAAATGGCTGAAAAAAAGACAGTTGAATTAGAAGTACAAACTAACTTAGGTTCATTAAAATCTCAACTACAAGCTGCACAACGTGAAGTATATCAAATGTCCGAAGCATTTGGTGCAACATCAGAACAAGCAGCAAAAGCAGCCACAAAAGCAGCAGCATTAAAAGATGCTATTGGAGATGCAAAAGCATTAACAGATGCCTTTAATCCTGACGCTAAATTTAATGCTTTATCAAGTTCTATTGGTGGTGTATTAAATGGATTTGAAGCATATCAAGGTGTATTAGGATTAGTTGGTGTAGAATCTGAAGATTTGCAAAAGACAATGCTGAAAGTTCAATCAGCAATGGCATTATCTCAAGGTATTCAAGGAGCGTTAGAAGCTAAGGATTCATTTGTTCAATTAGGTTCAGTTGTTAAAAATACATTTGGTGCAATGACAACTGCATCAAAAGCATTCTTAGTAGGTGGAATTGGTTTAGTTATTGCAGCAGTTGGATTGATTGTGGCTAACTATGATGAGTGGTTTGGAGCATCAAAAAAAGTAGCAGAACAACAAAAGAGAATTTCAGAACAAGCAAAAGAACAACGCGAAAATATCGCAAAAGAATCAGGTGAGTTTGCAACCTTAATTTCACGATTAAAAAATACTAACTCAGGTACTAAGGAGAGAGAAGATTTAATTAAAAAGATTAATGGGCAATATGGAACAACGTTAAAAAATATCAAAGACGAAACAAAATTCCAAGAGTCACTAAATAAAGAATTAGCATCCTACTTAGAATATCAAAAAGCAAAATATCAACTTCAGAAAAACGAAGATTTAATTGTTAAAAATTTATCTAAGCAAGATGAATTAAGAGCTAAAATTGCAAAAGCTGAAAAAGACAGAGACAAAGCACTTGCAGATGGAGCAGGTAAACAAAAGCGAACACTCGAAGAGGGAATTACAACATACGTAAACTTAAATGAGGAAGCAGATAAAGCATTAAAAAAAGCAAATGAAACAATTAGCAAAAGCAATAAAGAACTAGAATCAGCAGAAAAACGATTTAATGCATATGGTTCAGCAGCTAATACTGCAGCAAAAAATGTAGATGAGATTACAAATAGTGGAACTAAGTATGTTGAGAAAAATAATGAAGTAGCAGATTCCAGTGATGATTCACTTGAAAGAATAGCAGCAAATCAAAGAGCTGCAACAGATTTATTCAAAACTGAATATGAAATACAAAAGCGAGATATTGAAGAAAAATATGCAGCTGAAATAGAACTAGCTAAAAAATTCAATAAAGATACAGTTGATTTAGAAAAAGCTAAGAAAAAAGAATTACAGGATTTAGAAGATAAACAAGCAAAAGACTTATTTGATGGAACTGAAAGACTTATTTTATTAGATACTAAAAAAACAAAGGTATTAGTTGGAGGTGAAAAGAAACGAGCTGAAGATACTAAGACAGAATTAGTAGGTGTTCAAGATGTAAGAGATAGAATATACAAAAGATTAACAGAGCTTGATGAGGATGCTAAAAAGAAACGAGAAAATAATATAAAAGGTATTCAGGATTCTCTTTCTATTATATCAGATATAACTACATTGTTTGCAGGTAAATCTAAAAAAGCACAAGAGAAAGCATTTAAAATTCAAAAAGCAGTAAATATTGCAAGTGCAATTGTAGATACATATAAGGCTGCAAATATGGCTTTAGCATCAGCACCACCACCTGTAGGATTTATTGCTATGGGTGCTGCAATCACAGCAGGATTAGTTAACATAAAAAAAATAACTTCTACTCAATTTCAAGGAGGCGAAACTCCTCCATCAAATACTCCTTCAGGCGGTGGAGGAGGTGGCACAATGTCACCAAGTTTCAACGTAGTAGGTAACTCAGGAATCAATCAGTTAGCACAACTACAACAAACACCAACAAAAGCCTATGTAGTTTCAGGAGACGTTACAACTGCACAATCTTTGGATAGAAACAGAATCGAAAACGCAACATTAGTAAAATAATTAAGTTTAGAAAATATGAAAATCATAGAATTAATCATTGATGAGAAGGATAAGTTAAGCGGGATTGACGCGGTGTCCGTTGTAAAATCTCCAGCCATAGAGGAAAACTTCATCCATCTAGCAAAACACGAAGTAGAGTTAAAGGAAATTGATTCTGAAAAACGCATCTTAATGGGAGCAGCTTTAGTCCCTAACAAGAACATCTACAGACGTGACAAGAACAACGAAGAGTATTACATCTTTTTCTCTGAGGACACAGTACGTCAAGCATCAGAGTTATTCTTAATGAACTCAAATCAAAATAATGCCACTTACGAGCATGACAAAAAGTTGAGTGGAATGAGTGTTGTAGAATCTTGGATTATTGAAGATGAGAAACACGATAAATCAGTTAAATACGGATTCAGTCTACCTGTAGGAACTTGGATGATTTCCATGAAAGTAAACAACGATGACGTATGGAAAGACGTTAAGGCCGGAAAGGTTAAAGGATTCTCAATCGAAGGTTATTTTGCAGACAAGTTAGAAATGTCTCAAATGACTGAGGAGGATATATTAATCGAAAAAATAAAACAAATAATCATAGAAAATGAAAACAACTAAAGAATTAATTATTGCAGATATTACTGCAAAGGTAGAAGCTAAATTAGCAAGTCATAAAATTGAGTTAGGTACAATACAAGATGTTTTTAATAAAATAGATACTATCAGTAATGAAGGTAAAAAATCATTTGAGGTAGTAATGAAAGCAAAAGGATTATTGGCAGATGCTAAAAATTATCAAAATGGCATCATTAAAGAATATCAATCTGTATATGTAGAGCTAACAAAATTAAAAGGAACTGTAAAAGATTTAGGATTTCCAACTACTGAAATTGATGATAAACTAAAACTTGTTAAGGGTAGAATTACTGAAAATGAAAATATACTAAAAGGACTTAATCAAGCAACTCAAATTTTATAAAACATGAGCAAATTTAAAACACCAAGTAAAAGCTCCCCAAAAGGGGGCCGCAGGGGGTGCCTATGCGAAAACGGAAAATACTCAACTAAATGTTGTGACGGAAACCTACAATCACAAGGCGTAGGTGTTACACAAGGCATTGACGTAGTAAGTACAAGTGAAAGTGCAGGGGTAAGAACAATAGTGCGCCAAAACGGCTAAAAACGCAACAAAGAAAGTATTAACAAGTTTATATAAAAAAGACAACAATGGGATTAAACGAAGTATTTAAGAAAGTATCAGTGATTCACTCCGAATCTGTAGAATTAGAATCTCAAGAAATTACATTAGCTTCCTTGCCAAGAGTTAATACATTAAATGATGCAGCCTTGAAATTTAATGAGAAAATAACAAGTGCAAGTAATAATGTTAAACAAGCTATAGTTGATTTAAACAATCTTTTAAGTCAATCTATTAATAACTTTAATAAAGTAGTTTATGAAGTTGACGATATAGAAAAAGCTACTAAAGAATTAGGTTTACCATTGCCAAATGAGGCAAAAGTAGCAAGAGATGCAGCTAAAAAAGAAATAACGCAACAAACGCAATTAAAGAATAAAGTAAGTTCTTTTAAATTATAATCTAAATAAAAACGAAAAATGAAAAATAGCACAATTAACAAAATCAAAGCTCTTCTTGGAATGGACGTAGCTTTAGAGCAAATGAAGTTGATAGATGGAACAACCGTTCTTGAAGCAGACGCATTTGAAATGGATAACGAAGTATTTGTAGTTACAGAAGATGAGCAAAAAATTCCTTTACCAATTGGTGAGTACGAACTAGAGAACGGAATGATTCTAGTAGTTGAAGTTGAAGGTATCATTAAAGAAGTAAAAGAAGCTCCAATGGAAGAAGAAGTTGCACCTGAAGAAGAAACTGCTCCAGAAGTTCCTGTTGAAGCAACTGAAGAACCATCTGCACCAACTGCAAAGAAAACTATTGAGTCTATCGTTAAAGAGACTTTCTTCTCAGAAATCGAAGCACTTAAAAACGAAAATATTGAATTGAAAGCTAAATTGGAATTGCTTTCTAAAGTTGACGAAGTTACAGAAGAGGTAACCGAACTTTCAGAAGAGCCTAAACCAATCAGTTTTAATCCTGAAAACACGAATGAAGTAGAGTCTTTCCGTTTTGCGAAAAACAAACAACGTTCTACTATGGATTCAATCTTTGAAAAACTAAACAAATAATATTAACAATTTAAAATTTAAACAAAATGCCAACTACAACAAGTATCACTACTTCATATGCAGGTGAATTTGCAGGGAAGTACATCGCAGCGGCTTTATTGTCTGCACCAACATTGGACAAAGGTGGAATCACTATCGTTCCTAATGTTAAATTTAAACAAGTTATCAAACGTGTTGCTACAGACGATATCATCGCAAACGCAACGTGTGATTTTGATGCTACATCTACAGTAACATTAACTGAAAGAATCCTTCAACCTGAAGAGTTCCAAGTTAACTTACAATTGTGTAAAAAAGATTTCGTTTCTGATTGGGAGGCAATTTCTATGGGTTATTCAGCGTTCGAAGTAATGCCGAAAAACTTTACAGATTTCTTATTGGCACACGCTGCTGAGAAAGTTGCTGCTGCAATGGAAGTATCTATTTGGAGAGGTGTTAACGCAACTGCAGGTCAATTCGCAGGTATCATGACACAACTTACAACAGACGCTACTTTGCCTGCTGCACAAGAAGTTGCTGGTACTACAGTTGCTGCTGCAAACGTTATTGCTGAGTTAGGTAAAATCGTTGATGCATGTCCTGCTTCTATCTACGGAAAAGAAGATTTGACATTGTATGTATCTAACAATATCTATCGTGCTTATGTACGTGCTTTGGGTGGATTCGCTGCTTCAGGAGTAGGTGCTAATGGTTACGACAACAAAGGAACAAACCAAACTTTAGGTGATGTTTACTTTGATGGTGTTCGTGTATTCATGGCTAACGGATTAACTTCTAATACTGCTTTACTTGCTCAAAAATCTAACTTGTACTTTGCTACAGGATTGTTGAATGACATGAATGAAGTACGTGTATTAGACATGGCTGAAAACGATGGTTCACAAAACGTTCGTGTTATCATGCGATTTACTGCAGATGCTAAATACGGATTTGCATCAGACGTAGTTACTTACGGAATCACAAACTCTGCTAACTAAAATTAGCTAACAAACAATAATCGGGGAGGGGTTTACGCTCCTCCCTTTTTTATAACATTTAAAATTTAAAAATATGTGCGAAATAACAACAGGTAGACTCGAAGTATGTAAAGACGTTGTAGGTGGTATTGATGCTATCTATTTCATCAACTACGGAGATTACACTTTCCCAACAGACGTTACTTATGTAACAGGTACGGACACAATTGATTCAATTGCTAACGTTACATCTCTTTACAAATACCAATTGAAAGGAACTAACTCTTTCGACCAAGTAATTAATACTTCACGTGAAAACGGAACTACATTTGTAGAGCAAACTTTATCAGTAGTTCTTAAAAAACAAGATGCTGCTACACACAAAACAGTTAAATTGCTTTCTTACGGACGTCCTAACATCATCGTTAAAACACGTAACAACCAATTCTTCCTTGCTGGTATTGAGCATGGAATGGAATTAACTACTGCAAACGTGTCAAATGGTGTTGCCATGGGTGACCTAGTTGGTTATACTTTGACGTTTGTAGGTACTGAGAAAATCCTTGCCAATCTATTAGATGCAACAGGAGAAACAGGTGCTACAGGATTAGCAGGAACTGCAGGAAGTGTATTTGGTGCAAGTACAACTATTATCTCTGCATAATTCTTTTCTTTAGAATTTAGAAGGGGTGGCTTAGGTTACCCCTTTTTTATTTTAGAAACAAATTGCAAGTATTTAAGTTTATAATGTATGATAGTATTAACAACATCTACATCAGCTCAATCATTTAGTTTTGTTCCCCGATTTGAAGGATATACAACTATGACTATTACAGATGAGCAAACAAACGTTACTACAACAGTTGCTATTACAGGAAATACTTCTAATGGCTACACAAACACGATTAACGCAACATTTGCACTAAAGGAAAATCATACTTACACTTTACTCTTAACAAGTGGTGGAACTATCTGTTACAAGGATAAGATTTTCTGCACGAATCAATCAATATCGACATTCTCCGTAAACAACGGACAATACACTTCTAATAATACCACAAACACTTTCATAGTTTATGAGTGATAATGTACACATACTAAGCCTAAGTGCTTACACAACGCCTGTAATCCAAGAATCCAAAAGAGATAATTGGGTTGAATACGGAGAAGATAATAACTACTATTCATTTTTGATAGATAGATTTACGAACTCAACAACGAACTCGGCAATTATAAACAACATTGCACGTCTTGTTTACGGAAAAGGACTTAGTGCATTAGATGCTAATCGTAAGCCTAATGAGTACGCTCAAATGATGGCATTATTTAGTACGGAAGATTTACGGAAAGTAATCATTGATAGAAAAATGTTAGGGCAGTACGCTTGGCAAGTACACTACAACGATAAACATGACAAGATTTTAAAAGCATATCACATTCCAGTTAACTTATTAAGAGCTGAGAAATGTAATAAAGACGGAGAAATTGAAGCATATTACTACTCTGATGATTGGACAGACGTTAAGAAGTATGCACCTAAAAGAATACCTGCTTACGGATTCAGCAAAGAAAAGATAGAAATTGTTTATTTCAAGCCTTATTCAGTAGGGATGAAGTATTATTCCTATGTTGACTATCAAGGAGCTTTACCATATGCACTATTAGAGGAGGAAATAGCAGATTACTTAATCAACGAAGTACAAAACGGATTCTCAGGAACGAAAGTAGTTAACTTCAACAACGGAGTACCTACTGAGGAGCAACAAAGCATGATTACTAATAAAGTCATGAACAAGCTAACAGGTTCAAGAGGACAAAAAGTAATCGTTGCCTTTAATGACAATGCAGAATCAAAAACAACTGTTGAGGATATTCCTTTAAACGATGCTCCAGAACACTACACATACCTATCTGAGGAGTGTTTACGCAAGATTATGTTAGGGCATAACGTGACTTCTCCGCTATTATTTGGAGTTGCTAGTTCAAATGGATTCAGTTCAAACGCAGACGAGCTTAAAAACTCTTCTATCTTGTTTGACAACATGGTTATACGTCCAATGCAAGAGGAAATATTAGAATCAATTGATAAGATTTTAGCATTTAACGGAATCAGTTTGAAACTTTACTTCCGTACATTACAACCTTTAGAGTTTGTAGACTTAGAAAACACGCAAACTAAAGAGGAAGTAGCGGAAGAAACAGGTACAGATGGAACTCAGTTAAGCAAATTAGATAAAGAAATTGCTGATTCACTCATTGAATGTGGTGAAGAAGTAGGTAAAAATTGGGTATTAATTGACGAATTTGAAGTTGACTATGATTCAGAGGATGAAATTGATTTAGAAATTGCGAACGCTAACAAATCAAAGCAATCTTTATTGTCTAAAATCTACAATTTTGTAAGCACTGGCACTGCTAATCCTAGAGCAAAATCAGAACAAGATGCAACTATTGATGGATTCAAATTCATTACACGTTACAAATACAACGGAGGCATCAAAGAAAACAGCAGAGAGTTCTGTAAAAAGATGGTTGCTGCTGATAAAGTATATCGTAAAGAGGACATCGTAAGAATGAGTTCTCAGGTGGTTAACGCAGGTTGGGGAGCAAGAGGTGCAGATACCTATGATATCTTCTTATACAAAGGCGGAGGTGCTTGTCATCACAAATGGATGCGTCAAACATTTGTTGCATTTGAAGAAGGACGTGGAATAGACCCGTTAAGTCCTAAAGCTAAAACTATCAGTACAAACAAAGCAGAAAAAGCAGGTTACAGAGTTAGAAATCCTCAACAAGTTGCGATGCGTCCTATTGATATGCCTAATCAAGGATTTTTACCTAAAAACAATTAACAATGGCAGAAGCACTATTCATAACTAGAAACGACATCGTAAAATTTACTGCATTAAACGGAAACGTTGATGTAGATAAGTTTATTCAATTTGTAAAAATCGCACAAGATATTCACATACAGAATTACTTAGGTACAAAACTATTCCAAAAGCTACAAGCGGATATAGTTGCAGGAACTCTTACAGGTAACTATCAGTCTTTGGTTACTACTTATGTAAAGCCTATGCTCATACATTGGGGAATGGTTGAGTATTTACCTTTTGCAGCGTATACAATCGCAAACAAAGGAGTTTACAAGCACTCATCTGAGAACTCTGAGAACGTAGATAAAAACGAAGTAGATTACTTATTGGAGAAGGAGAGAAGCATTGCTCAGAACTACACACAACGATTCATTGATTACATGAGCTTTAACGAAAACTTGTTTCCAGAGTATCGTTCAAACAAGAACAACGATATCTTCCCTGATTCAATGAACAACTATACAGGTTGGTATATATGAAAAAACGAATTAAACTAGGTGCTTACAAACCTAAAGAAACTAATGTAGAGAAACTACGTGTTTTTCTCGCTAAACTAAACAAAACAGAACATGGCAAATAGTAACGGATGGGGAGATGGAGCATCAAACAACACAATCGGTTGGGGACAAGGTGCAAACAATACTATAGGTTGGGGAGATTCTCATTTAAAATCTTGGGCAGGTTTAACTGATATATCAGGATTCGATTCATCTGCAATTTCATTTTTTAATGCAACAGGAATTACCAATACAACTCAGCAAGATGCAATTGATAATCTTGTAAGAGGACTTAAAGACGATGGCATTTGGAATAAAATGAAAGCTATATATCCGTTTGTTGGTGGAACTGCTACAACTCATAAATTTAACCTAAAAGACCCTAGAGATGTTGATGCTGCATATAGAATAGTTTTCAACGGAGGATGGACACATTCAAGAAATGGAGCACAACCTAATGGAACTAACGGTTTTGCTGAAACATTTTTTAATCCTGTAGCACAATCACTTCCAATAAACGACACTCATTTTAGTATCTATTCAAGAACTAACAATATTACTACAAATGTTATGATAGGTAACTATTCGGGTGGTGGGTTTAACCAATCAAATATATTTTCATTCATACCTTTATTTGTAAGAATAAACTCAACTAATACAGCTACTACTATAACCAATACAGATATTTTAGGTTTAATTACTGCATCAAGAATATCAGGAACGCAAACAACTACATATAAAAATACAACAGCATATTTAGAAAATAATCCATCTACAGCAATTTCAAATAATTCCTATAGACTAGGTGGAAATGTAGGTATTCAACCAAATCTTTACGATTCCAATCAATATGCATTTTCAACTATAGGAAATGGATTAACAGATACTGAAGCAGCAAACCTATACACACGAGTACAAGCATTTCAAACAGCATTATCAAGACAAGTATGATACAAATAGCAATATTAACTGAATTACAAAAAGAAGCATTAGTTGGAGTGCAGTACGCACCTGATTGTTATTATAATCCTATTCAAGATGCTTACGAAGATTGGGTAATTTCTTTAGAAGAAGTAAACGGAACAATCAATCCTGATACAATGTGGGTAAAAGAACTTAACGTATTAGACTACGTACCTAAACCAACAACTCCTATTTCTTAATGAAAACTAAACTTTCACTATTCGTTTTTTCAATACTTACTATTCTTACTCCAGTTAAGCCACTTGTTATAGTTGCAGTTTTAGCAATCATCTTAGATACCTGTTTTGGCATTTGGAGAAGCGTTAAAAAATCAGGATGGAAGTCCATACGTTCACGCAGACTTTCACACACGATTTCTAAAACACTTTTATATAGTGGAGCAATAGTTTTTGTATTCTTGTTAGAAAAGTATGTTATAGCTGATATTTTAGCACATTTCATTTCGATTGATTTACTCATGACAAAGGCGTTTACGTTTTTCTGCGTTTACACGGAAATTAAAAGTATTAACGAAAGCTACTTTTCAGTTACAGGAGTTAACGTATGGGATAAATTTATTAAGTTCGCAAAGAGAAGTAAAGAAACCTTAGAAGATTTAAAATGAAACTAGACATCAGCAAAATCAAACAAGTACGTCTTAAAGACAATCAGTTTTTCAAAGAGGAAGCACCTAAGACGCAAATTTACTTGCATCATACTGCAGGTAATGGAAATGCAGAAGGAGTTAGCAGATATTGGAATGGTAACGAAACACGAATTGGAACTGCATTTGTAATCGGAGAAGATGGTACTATTGTTCAATGCTTTTCTTCCAAACATTGGGCATGGCATCTAGGTATAGATAATCAAGATTTTGCTACAAACGGAGCTAAGTACGTTAACCTAAATAAATCTTCAGTAGGTATTGAAGTTTGTAACTGGGGATATCTTACTAAGAGAGGAGACAAGTTCTACAATTACGCAGGAGGATTAATTAAACCTGAGAACGTAACAGAACTTGAGAAACCATTCAAAGGATTCAAATACTACTACAAGTATTCAGATGCTCAAATCGAATCACTACGTCAACTTGTGGAATATTTATGCGATACGTACGACATTCCAAAGGACTATAACGATTCAATATGGGCTATTGACAAGGACGCGTTCAAAGGCGTTAAAGGAATCTTTACACACAATTCAGTTCGTAAGGATAAATCGGATATGTACCCTTGTCCACGTGTAATCGAAATGTTAAAAAACCTATGAGGTTAATATTAGGGATTGCGATTAGCGTTATTCTCGCTTCGTGTTCCGCTCATTACCACGTAATGCGTGCCATGAAAAAAGGCTACAAATGTGACGAAACAAGCGACACAATCAAAGTTTCAACTATAGATTCAATTCCTTACGTTTTAAGAGACTCTATTTATTGGGAGAAGGTAATCGTTCAGAAAGATACAATCGTTCGTTACAAGCGTTCTTTTGTGCCTAAAACACGATTTGAGACTAAGATTGAATATCGTTATAAAACAAAAGTTGTTAAAGCAGACGTTTTAAAGGTTAAATATCAAAATAAATACATCACTAAGTACAAGACAAGATGGTTTTTGGTTATACTTGCATTTGTTTTAGGATTACTTGTTAAGTTGACTTTCAACGAAACCTTTAGAAGTAGGTTACAACTTCTCACTAAACTATTCAGATGAGTAAACAAACACGCTTTAGATTGCAAGAAGATGAGATTGAAATCTTAAACTCTTATAGAGCAATCAAACTGGAATCTAATGGACTTGGATTAGATGACAAAGATGTCAAACACGGATGGTTAAAGTCTAAAAACGCTTCACTATTTTTTAAGAATCCTAACTTTAAGGAATCAGAGGAAACTAACTACAAAGAATTACAGGAAGCAATCATTCAAGACATCCGTGATTTCAAACCTGAATATCCTACTATTTTCCGTAATCCTTCAACTGATGGACACTTATTAGTAATAGACCCTGCAGACGTACATATAGGTAAACTCTGTGATGCTTTTGAAACAGGTGAGGACTACAACAATCAAATAGCAGTTAAACGTGTTAAGGAAGGCGTACAAGGAATACTTGATAAATGTACTGGATTTAACATTGACAAGATATTATTTATTGGAGGAAACGACATCTTACATATTGATACTCCAAGACGAACTACTATGGGAGGAACTCCACAAGACACAGATGGAATGTGGTACTCTAATTTTCTAATCGCAAAACGCTTATATGTTGATATTTTGGAAACTTTGCTATCTGTCGCTGATGTGCATTTTACTTTCAATCCATCTAATCATGATTACACACACGGATTTTTCCTTTCTGATGTTATACAGACGTGGTTTAAAGATTGTGATAACATTACTTTTGATTGTTCTATTGCTCATCGTAAAGGATTTCTATATGGAAAGAATCTAATAGGTACGACACACGGAGACGGAGCAAAACACGGAGACTTACCTTTGTTAATGGCAACCGAGTTTCCGCATGAATGGAGCTTGTCTAAGCATCGTTACGTTTACACTCACCATGTTCACCATAAAACAAGTAAAGATTACATTGGAGTAACAGTAGAATCTCTTAGAAGTCCTTCAGCTTGTGACTCATGGCATCATCAAAAAGGCTATCAGCACGCTCCTCAGGCTTTGGAAGGCTTCCTTCACCATAAAGAACACGGACAAGTTTGCAGAATATCACATTTATTTTAGTACATTTGACTCGTTAAATTAGTTTTTGTATTCAAAAAGGGATTGTCATAGCGTTGGCAATCCCTTTTTTCATGCTATAATCTTAAAGCGACTCCCCCATACGTAAGGATATACCCTTAATAAATAGTAGTAGTCACACTTTTACAAATAATTGTGTCGCATATTTAGTAGATATTTGCGACATTTTACCCTTATTCTATTACAAAATTGTCAAATTTTTACCCTTGTTTTGTGACAAACATTTGACACTATTTAGATTTATTGGCTTTTGTATAGTTGGAATCATACTTAAATGTGATTTTGCATATTATTTTATACATAACTAGCCATATAAAGGTCAAATACATATTATAATGTGCTTTTTGATACAAGTTATTATATCCTTTCGGGTATAAATTCTATACACCATGCCTATTTTATACGCTATCGGGTATAAATTAAGTGCTTTTTCTATACATTAAGTATATTTCACATTGGTAACTTTGAAAATACACCCATAGCAACTTTGAAAATACACCCATAGCAACTTTGAAAATACATAGTAAAATAAGGCATTTTTAAAATAAATGTAAAAAAGTGAAAAAAAATTGTTGATAATTGAAACCTTATCTTTATATTTGCATATAACTATTTCAGAAACTTAATTTAACAACGATGAAAAAACAAGAAATGATTAATGTAATTATGTTGGAAGAACGCAGATTGTATGACGAGCTTCAACAATGCCTTGAGATTTTAGGAGTTAATGACCCTATCACAGATGCAGCTACTACACGTTGGGCGAGTGTAAATAATTTACTTAAAAAACTAGGACTATGAAAACTACACAAAAACAAAAAGACGCATTAGATTTATTCATGCCAATAGCATTATTTCTAACTGTAATGATATTCTTTATATCGACTAGAGTTAACTACATTAAACAAGATAAAATAATACAAGACATTCCAGTACACGTGCAATCGCCAGTGCTAGAAAAATACGGAGAACTAATAACTAACAATAAATAAAATCATGACACAAGAACAAATCAAAGAAACATTAGAACTACATTTAAAGTGGTTAAGAAATGAAGAAGGCGGTAGCCGTGCAAATCTAAGCGATGCAGACCTAAGAGGTGCAGACCTAAGAGGTGCATACCTAAGCTATGCATACCTAAGCTATGCAAACCTAAGCGATGCAGACCTAAGAGGTGCAGACCTAAGAGGTGCATACCTAAGCTATGCAAACCTAAGCTATGCAAACCTAAGCGATGCAGACCTAAGCGATGCGGTTAAAGTGCCTATGTATTGCAAATGGACACACGGAATAACTGACGGTATGATTCATATTGGTTGCGAAAAACGAACTATTGGGGAATGGGATGAGTTCTTTGCAAGTGATGAAATCATCCAAACTGAGCGAAACACGGAAGAATTTAAGCAAATACAAGCGATATATAATGCTTACAAGGCTTATTTGCAAACTTTTTAAAAAAAAATAAGATGAGTAATTTAGAAGTAACAGATTACACTCTTTCAGTTTATGATTTAAACTTGGAGTATTTTTTAAACGACTACTACTACAATGTTAAATGTGACTTTCAATGGTCAGAAGAATGTAACAATGCTTACACAGACTTCACAATAACGCCTTTGTCGGGTACGTTTTTCCATAGTACAACAGACGAAACGGGAACTATTGAAATCACGGACGAATACAAACAATGGCTACTAGACAAAGTAAAAGAATACAGAAATCAAACACTTTGGTTAAGTAACGAAGCACTAGAAAAAATGCGAGAATTAGATAGAAATGATTATAATTACTGGGCAGATTATGGTATTTAGACTACAACGGATGAAAAGGTTTTGGACAACGAAGTCATCACACGAACACATCAGAGGTACATTCAACGAGGAATTATACAAGAGAATTTGTGAAATAAAATTTAATCAAAAGCTATGACACCAAAAGAAAAAGCAGAAGAATTAGTAAAGCGTTTTGAAGACGGGATAACAATTAAAGACTGTGCATTGATTGCAGTTGATGAAATAATTAATTGTGATTATTTCTTTAAAACATTAGAAGATACAAAAGGATTTACAGATTATTGGTATAGAGTTCAACAAGAAATAGAAAAATCATGAAAGAATGCTTTACTTGTCGCAGAATGTTATTACTTGACGAATACACGGAGAACAAACGTATCTATGCTTTAAAGACTGATTTAGGACGCAACAGAGTGTGTAAGCTATGCAACTTTAAACGTGCAGTACAAGAGCTTAAAATAGTCCGTTTAAATGAAAAAGGTAAGTTTGTGATTATCGAATTTGAAAACGTCGGACAAGTAGCAGAATATTTTAAAGAAAAAAACGAGTTATGAAATTTAAACTAATTTATTACAGCGGTTCGAATGTTATTCACAGCTGGATATTTGATAGTAAAGCACTATGTAACTGGAAGAAAAAAGAATTAAGGACTAGAGGTCTTTGTTTATTAGGTAATTTTAGAATAGAAAAGGTATGAATGAAGAAATGGATTTTTTAGAAACGGCGATTTTTTTAATTGAAAAAGACAAGCTAAACGAGAAGAATCGTAAGCGACATATTATTTATAAAAAATGTTACTTGCAGTCAAAACTACGAGACTACGGAATGACGTACCAAGCTATAGGGGATTTATTCAATCAAGACCACGCTAGTATTATTCATAACGTAAAAACACAAGCAAATCTAGACGAATACTATAGAGATTCTTACCACGCGGACATTCACGAATACATTGTATTACTAAAAGACTTTAAAATTAAACCGCCTAAACGAAATCTACTTAAAGACATACAGAACGCTAGGACGTTATATGCGTTGGGTAATATTAAAAGATGGCTTTTAGAAGATAAATACGAAATAGATTCAACTTTATTAGAGTAAATACGTTATATTTGTACACGCGTTCATCCGACATTATAAACGCATAGGTATTATTGAGCCATTTTAATGAACAAGAGGTCGGATGCTTGGGATTTAAAGTGGCTTTTTTTATGTTTAAAAAATTTATAAAATGATTGTATTTAAAATTAAGAATGAAGATGGTAGTTTTGAGGCTAATTTTTGCGCAAGTGGTTTGTACATAGAAGTTTCAAATAATGGAGAATGGGAAAATTATATTTTGACAAATGAAGAAGTAGAAGAATTAAAAAAATTTTTAAGTTTGAATAATGATCGGTTGGATTAAATTACATAGGAAATTTTTAGACTGGGAATGGTTCAATAAGTCCGAAGCTGTACATTTGTTTTTGTATATGTTAATTAAAGCGAATCATAAAGACGCTAAATGGCAAGGTAACGATGTTAAAAGAGGTCAATTTATTTCGTCTTTAGGTAATATTTCTAACGCTACTGGAATCAGTATTCAGTCAATTAGAACCATTTTAAAAAAGTTAGAAAAGACAAACGAAATCGAAGTAAAATCAACAAGCCAATTTACTATAGTAACTATCTGTAAATATGAATGTTACCAAGACGAAAACGAAACTACTAACAAGCCATTAACAAACAATCAACAAACGACTAACAAACAATCAACAACAAACAAGAATGATAATAAAGAAAAGAATGAAAAAGAAGTAATTTTAGATTCTTGGATTGACTACAGAAAATCAATACGTAAGGCTTTAAGTCCAGCTACCATAAATACTATTTTAAAGAAAATGGACAACTATACGAACGAACAATGTAAATTCGTAATTAACAATTCTATTGAGAATGGATGGCAAGGTTTGTTTTGGGATAAAGTACAAACGATACAAGAAGTAAACGAACCTAAAAAATGGAAAGCACCATGGAGTTAAACGGATTTAAAATAACAGAAGCTGGCGACGTAATAACAGACCTATTTAAACACCGAGATAATTATAACCAAAAAGGAAAGTATCTAGGTTTTAAAAGTATTCACGAACATTACTCTATGTCGTTAGGTAATTGTACCGATTGGACGGGTTTTCCAATGAGCGGTAAGACACAAGTATTAATGGAATGTTTAATGAACACGTCAAAGTTTTACGGGTGGAAACATTTAGTATATTTTCCAGACGTAGGAAATAACGTAGAAATAATAGCTGACTTGATTCACAAAAAAACTGGAAAGAGTTTCAATCCAGATGACAGAAACGTAATTAAAGACAGCGAAATTACACAAGCTATTGACTGGGTTATTCAACACTTTAAAGTTTTAACAAGGTCAGATATAAAAGCGAAGTTAACACCCGTTCAATTTTGGGATATGGCTGTAGAAATACAAAAGAAAAGTGAATTACATACGGCTAGTATTGACAGCTGGAAAGATTTAAACCACCCATATAATGAATACGGCGGTTATGCGCAATACTTAGAATACGTTTTGCCCTACAGAAACCAAATAGCAGAAGACAACGGGTTGCATTTACATACAATCATTCACCCGAAACTAACTGAAAAGGAAAACGGAAAACGTAACCCACCTAGTCCATACGATTTAAAAGGCGGTTCTGAATGGTTCAATAGTGGTAAGTGCATGATAACCGTACACCGCGAAGACCCGACGCATAACCTAGCTGAAATTCATTTCAATAAGATTAAGCCACGATCAAATGGAAACATAGGTAGTATTGAAATATGGTTCGATAAAGAACGTTTAAGCTACTTTGAACAAATTAATACAGCACCGAATGTTTACGAAAAGATTTACGGTGCGCCACAAAAAGAAGAACTAAAAATATTAACCAATTTAGGACAGAAATTAAATAACATAAAATGGACATAGGACTAAAACTACTTTACATCAAAGGACTTATTTACAAGAACATTTGGAAAGTAAAGCTAACACGAGAAGAACTTGAAGAAAAGCGACCATCTGCAGTTGAATTTATCAACGGAGCAAAGGACACGGAAGCAGATTTAAAGCAAATAGAAGAAGCTATCCTACAACTTGAGACTGAATTACGTTTACAAGGAAGAGAAATCAACAGATGTCTGCAAATAAACGGAGAATTGAAAAAGAAAATTGAAGAATTAGAACACGAGTTAAAATTTAAAAATATAACGCTATGACTAAAGAACACAAATTAGTAACACTATCAGCAGTGCTTCCTGTATTAGCTGACTTCATTGAGGACTTAAACGACCAGTATGTTTTCAAACAAGACTTGAAACGTAAAGCAAACATCTTAGCAGATGAGATTAGAAAAACGGACTACAAAGTTCTACAGGTATATGGAGATAACAGAAAAGAAATATACCAACAACAAGTAGAATTGCAGTTGCTTTTTAGACAATGGATTATTGACACTATAAAATTTGACTAATGAAAGCAACGTTTAAACAAGTACATGATGCACAGTCATTACTCAAAGCTATTATGTTAATATATGACCACCAAACAATTCAAAATTTATATGGTGAAGGATTGGCAATTATTTGGAGAGCATTAGAAGAAGTTGAAATTGATGATAATTTAAATGATGAATAATGCCGAGATGTAAAAACTGCAAAGAAAAGTTTATTCCAATCCGTTTTAATATGAAATATTGCATAGAAACGGAATGTCTTAGAGCATTTTCAGATGAGATTAAGCAAAAGATGTGGAAAGAAAAAAAAATACGGATGAAAACAGAGCTAAAAACTACACAGGATTGGTTAAAGGAAGCACAAACAATATTTAACAAGTACATTAGAGAACGTGATCAAGGTCAACTATGCATTTCATGTAACACAATACCAAAGAAAAAGAACGCTGGTCACTATTTTAGCAGCGGTGGACATTCCAACGTAAGATTTGACGAGGACAATGTGCATCTTCAATGTGAGCATTGCAATACTTACTTATCAGGTAACTTATTAAATTATCAAATAGGCATAGAAAAAAGAATTGGAGGAGAAAAACTAATAGAACTGCAAAGTCGTGCACATATAGAAAAACGCTGGACAATAGAAGAATTAAAAAATATTATAAAAAAATATAAAGAAAAAGTAAAAGTTATAAAATAAATTCATATATTCGTATAAACAAAAACTAATTAACATGAAACATTTATTTAAAGCGTTGGCTAATTTCCAGCAAGAAGTTCCTGTAATTCATAAGGCAACACAAGGCTACGGGTATTCTTATTCTGATTTACCTAAAATCTTTAGTGTTATTAATCCGTTACTAAAAAAACACGGACTAGGATTTACTCAATTAATTAACGACACTAATTTAGTTACGTGTTTATTTCATGTTGAAAGCGGAGAACAGTTACAAAGTTCAACTACAATTCCACAGAACGTACAGTTAAAAGGAATGAATGACTTCCAAGTTTTAGGCAGTGCAATTACATATATCCGTAGATATGCTTTATCAGCTATTCTAGGCATTGTAACAGACAAAGATACAGATGCGTCAGGAGAGCAAGTAAAAGACGAACCAAAGAAACAAGCATTAGACTCTAAACGATTCCAAGATGCAGTCAAAGCATTAAACGCTGGCAAAATAACACGTCAATCTTTGGATGATAAGTTTGAGTTAACACAAGGTCAAATTGATATATTAAACGCATTATGAATACTAATCAGCAAAAACTTAATTTAAACTTTGATGCTATGAGAGGAAATAACAAGAGTAATAAATATTGGTTAGAATCATTAAATCTAATTTACAAATATTTAAATGAAAATGATTTAACGAGCCTGAATACAATATGCCCTAAAATATCAGTAGGAACAAGAATAATGACATTCTTAAAACTTAAAAATATTGTTTATAAAAATGAATTTGGATTCTATAAGTGGAATGATAAAATTCCTATATCTATTAAAATAGTTGATTCATATAGAAAATATCAAAGTAAGAAAAATATGCTTTATAAAGAGAGAAAGTCTAAAGTTCAAATTGATACAAAAAAAAGAATTGAAGTTCAGTTTAGTGATACATTAACAGAATCTGTAAGTAAAAACTACAAAAACACGAACACACAAGAAATAGGATTGATTCGTAAATTCTTAAAATGGATATACTAATGAAAATACGTTGTTCAGCTATCGGAAAAATTATGTCAGCACCTCGCAATAAGAGTGAGGTGCTTTCACAGACTGCAAAGACTTACATTCACGAGTTAGTCCTGCAGGATAAATACGGAATCAGAAAAGAGTTTAGCTCACGTTATACGGACAAAGGAAACGAGGTAGAGAATGAATCAATCAACTTAGTTAACGAAGTGCTTGACGTAGGATTTATCTACAAGAACGAGGAGTATTTTGAAAACGATTGGATTACAGGAACACCCGATGTAAACACGGACGAAGTATTGTTAGATGTTAAGTCAAGTTGGGATGGTACAACGTTTCCATTCTTTGAGACTGAGATTCCCACAAAGGATTACTTTTACCAATTACAAGGCTATATGTGGCTAACAGGTAAACAACAATCAATGCTTTGCTACTGCCTTGTTGACACACCCGAACTAATGGTAGAAGATGAAGTAAGACGTGCTCACTGGAAACTTAACCTAATGGATGAAAGTTTAGAGTTAAGAGATGAGATTCAAAAGAAACATTTATTCTCACACATTCCAAAGAATCGAAGAGTGAAGGTATTCTATGTACAGAAAGACGAACAAGTAATTGAAAAAATCAAAGAGCAGGTAGAACTATGCCGAGAGTATTATAACACATTAATAAATTTCTTATGAGTGTAATAGAATGGTTATTAGATAATTTAATTTTCGACCCATATTCAGAAGAAGACTTTGAATACAATCATAAATTGTGGGATAAAGCAAAGCAATATGAAAATCAACAATTAGAACAAGCTTATTTTGATGGAACTAATTTTGAAACAAATGGATTCGGAAATAATGCAAGTGAATATGTTAAACAACTAAAAAACGAACTATGAAACAACAAATAGAAGATAAAATTGTACTTCGTGTTTTAGCACGTTTTAATGAACGAAGTCAAGTAGGAATAACCAAGTACAACACAACGTTAGAAAGAACTGATTTAAGCACATTAGAATGGCTTACACACGCACAAGAAGAAGCTATGGATTTTGTGCTTTACTTGGAACGACTAAAAGACGAATTTAAAAACAAATAAATCAGAATAAGTAACAATTAAAAACAAAATAAGATGAGTGAATTAAAATTAAAAATGCCAATTAGAATTAAGTCAACAAGCGTAGACAATGGCTACATTATCACAGATGCTAACAACACAGAACATTTCTTTTATGAGAAAGATGGTGAGTTAGAGTATGACGGATGGTGCGTAGAGGTGAAGACTGTATTTAGTGATATTAAAGAAGATGAAGTGTAAGACAATTGAAGTGCCTATATACAACTGCGACCTCACAATCATCTTTACCAATGACCTTAATGAAGTTGTAAAAAAGTATAAGCTACAAGGTAATTGGGGTGAGTTTGGAGCATTAACATTTGAGGACAAGTCAAAGTATAGGCACTATGTTGTAGCATTTACTGATGTAAATCACCTTAGTAATATAGCTCATGAGATAGTACATATTAAGAACTACATATTCTTGGGTATAAATGCTAAGGTTGACCTCCATAATGATGAGCCCGAGGCTTACTTAACAGGATGGTTGTTTGATAAGATAAACAATTTTTTTATTAACCTTTAAATCAGAATAAGATGACAGCAGTAGAATTTATAAGAAAAGAGTTTCTTGAAAAAATTACAAATGAAAATTATAAAAAGTCATTTGATGAAATCTTTGAACAAGCCAAAGAAATGGAGAAGGAGCAGAAGATTAAGTTTGCGGAACATTGTTTAGACAAAGCATTGGACTTAGATATTAGAACTGCATTTGCTAATGTAGAACAATATTACAATGAAACCTTTAAATCAGAATAAGATGGAAGAAGAAACTAAAGACTTAAATTATTGGAAATTAAATGCAGAAGAGGATTATATAAAAACACCAATAAGTGTTTTGAAATATATTTCTGAACTTGAACAAGCGATAGAAAATCAAGAAAGTGAGGAGCAATGGAGATTAGCAGAACAATTAGAAAATGAAATTGATAAACTTTAAATCAGAATAAGATGAAGATAAAAGAAAAAACAATAGCAATAATCGGAATGTTAATAGTAACGACTGCAATTATTTTAGTAGGTACGGCAATAGTATCACAGATATTTAAAGGATTATTTTAGTAACAATTAAACAAATATACAATGGAAAACAAAGTAAACACAGGTGTTCTATTCAAGAACGACAAAAAGACGAGTCCTAACCAACCTGATTACAGAGGTAAAGGAAACTCATTCGGAAAAGAAGTAGAGATTGCTGCTTGGATTAAACAAGGTAAGAACGGGAGCTTTTTAAGTTTGTCATTCTCTGAGCCATATGTAGCTCCAGTAAGTGAACCAATTAGTCAAGTAAATAATGACTCGGACTTTCCGTTTTAATGTACATTGATGAAGGAGGATTGCGAAAGCAATTGGAGATGTTGCTTCGTACCAAAACACGAAACCAAATTGTGCAGGAGATAAAATCAAAAACAGGCAGATTCCATCAGTATCAGATAGATAAGTTCCTACAAGGAAAAGATGTCACACTCTGCACCGTTATAAAGTTAGATAACTACATCAGCAGAGAGATTTACTTAAACAATTTAGAACCACTTTAACAGGTGGTTTTTTTTATTGTTGATAACTTTTTGGCAACGTGTTTAGATTTTCATCGTAAGTTTGATTAGAATTTAATCAATGGAGTTACTAACTAAAGTTTCAAACCATCACAAAGAATGGGTAAAGATAGTTACCACTTTCGGAAGTGATTTACCTGAGGACGTTGTACAGGAAATGTATCTGCGTCTACATAAATACGGACAAAAGGAAAAAGTCTTAAACGAATCAGGAGAAGTAAATCTATTTTACATTTGGACTTTACTTAGAAACTGTTGGCACGATAGCAACAAAAGAAATAAGATAGAGTTTATATCAATAGAGAATCTTTACAACTTACAAGATATTGAAGATACTATAGACAAGCACGAAGCGTTTAATAGAATTGAAACATTGATTGAAGCTGAAAGTAAAACATGGCATCATTACGACAAGATGCTCTTTGACATTTATAGAAACAAAACTTTATCAATGCGAGACATCGCAAAGGAAACGAATATTAGTCTGAAATCTATTTTTAATACTTTGAAACATTGTAAAAAACGAATCAAAGAAAACGTAGGTGAGGACTTTGAAGATTATTTAAACAACGATTTTGAATTAATATGATGTTTAGAAATATACTTGAATTAGTAGAGCGAGAACTTGAGTTACGTCAGGAACGTTCAAAGGAAAATTTTAGAGAATACATTCGTATGGAAAGAGAATGTAAACGATTAAAAAAAGAAAATGAAATGCTCCGTAATGATTTACAGGAGTTAAGTAAAGAACACTTTAAAAAATAAATAATGGCAAAAACACGAACACCAAAAGCACAAGGACTAGGAGACACAGTAGCACAAATAACAAAAGCTACTGGAATTGATAAACTAGTTAAATTTATTGCAGGAGAAGATTGCGGATGCGATGAACGTCAAGCAAAGCTCAACGAGTTATTCCCTTACAGAACTCCTAAATGTTTAACAGAGGATGAATACACGTACCTAAACGAAACTAAGGTATTAACTAAACAAGAATTAAAACCAAGTGAACAAGATGCAATCTTAAAAATATACAACCGTATCTTTGGAATCAGCAGAGAGCCTACTTCATGTGCTACTTGTTGGTTGGAGATTATCCAAAAGATGCAAAAGGTATTCAACGAATATAAAGACGAAGATGCCAATTCCTAAACCTAAATCAGGAGAATCACAATCGGACTTCTTGCAACGATGTATGTCTGATAGTAAAATGGTAAGTGAATACGACCAAGAACAACGAGCAGCAGTTTGTCGTTCTACTTATTCAGAGAAACTTGCAGGAGAAAAGATATCATTTGATTACGATGGAACATTTTCAACTCAGAAAGGATTTGATAGAGCAGTTAGTTTGATTGAATCAGGTGTAGATGTTTACATTATTTCAGCACGTTCAGAAAAAGACGGAATGTTAGCAAGAGCAAATAAAGCAGGAATACTTTTCTCACGAGTTTACGCTACTGGAAGCAACAAGGCAAAAGTTGATAAAGTAAAAGAGTTAAATATTTCTGTGCATTACGATAACAATCAAGATGTAGTGAATCAGTTACCTGAAATTGGCAGACTTTTTACATAAACACGAAATGAGATATTACTTAGTTGACCACGGAAAAGAAATGATAGAAGCTGCTAACAAGGTAACAGACTATCTAAGTAAGCAAGGCTTTCACTATGTGGTATACTTAACAGATGCGGATGGATTAATGTGCGTTGAAGAAATAGATGAGAATGAATTTTTAGACCATTTTAAAAACTACAAAAAAACGAAATAACAAATGAAAAGAGGAAGACCAAGAAAGATAGACACTCCAGAACAACTACTAGAAATGTTCCAAGCATACAAGACGTATGTAAAAGAAAATCCAAGATACAAATATGTAATGAACCAAAGAAGTGGAGACATGGTTGCAGAACCTTTAGAATGTCCACTCAGCATTGATGGTTTTGAAGTGTATTGTTACAACAAGTTTGAGTGTACTGTAAGTCACTATCTTGAGAATACAAGTAAAGCATACGAAGATTTCTGTACTATCTCTACACATATAAGACGAGAAATACGCCAAGACCAAATCTCAGGAGGTATGGTTGGACAATACAATGCAAGTTTAACTGCACGTTTAAACGGACTCACAGAGAAAGTAGAAAGCACTATCATAACAGAGCAACCATTGTTCCCCGATGTTCAAGAGAACGACAGCAATAAATAAAATCCTATCCTTAAAAAAACGGATTAAGATAATTCAAGGAGGTACATCAGCAGGTAAGACGTTCGGAATCTTGCCTGTACTTATAGACAAGTGTACACGTCAAGCAGGATTAGAAGTATCAGTAGTTGCTGAATCCATTCCTCACTTACGAAGAGGTGCATTAAAAGACTTCGTGAAAATCATGCGATGGACAGGAAGATACATTGATGACAGAT